AATCCTATTTCTAATAAGTATTTCATTTATTTAATAATAGAAATCAAAATTAGATTTTTTCCGAACATAGTATAAATGCAATTTATAAAATATAATAATTATAATATTTTATTAATACCAAATAAAAATTCAGAAGTAGTTTTAATTGAATCATATATCAATTCTGGTTGTGTAAATGAAACTAATAAAAATTTAGGTATATCTCATTTAGCGGAACACGTTATTTGTAGTGGATGGAAAAAATGTAAAACAAATTGTTTCAATTATTGGAAAAAAAAGGGAGCAATTATTAATGCTATGACTAGTGATACTTATGTTAAATATTATATAAATGGTTTAAAAAAACATACAGTTGAAATGTTAGATTATATTATTTCAATAACAATCAATCCTGAAATCAAAAAAAGTAGGATCGAAAAGGAAAAAACATCTGTAAAGCAAGAACTTAATATGTATTTAAATGATCCTGCATATCCAATTTACAACGAAACAAATAAACTATTATTTAATATAGAAGGGTTAATACTTCAAGACGACATGAAACTTCAAAAAAAAAATTTACCTTTATTAAAAGCGCAAGATTTAAAAAATTGGCATGAAACATATTATACATCTAATAATATACTTTTCACAGTGACAGGTGATTTTAACAAAGTATTTGTATTACAAAAAATGAAACGCTTATTGAAAAACTCTAATTCAGTATCTCTCCCACCTTTATATAATAATGTATTTAGACCTGGTTTTGAAATCAAATATATAAAAACAAGGTCGTCCCCGCACACAAATGTATGCTTTGCTTTTTATAATGATTTTAATTATTCAAATAATAATTATATTTATATCGACTTTATAAAAAATTTTATAAATACAAGCCTTACCTCTATTTTATTTAATTTATTAAGAGAGAAAATGAAGTTAATATATAGTATTAATTTTTTTAACAGCACAAATCAATATGGTTCTTTTTTTACAATACATACTACTTGTGATCATGAAAATACAAAAATATTGATACACAATACTATTCGTGTATTAAATGATTTAGTAAATGGCAAATATAAACCCCAATATATTAAATACATTAAAGACTTATTTATTACGGAACACTATAACAAATGTAAGCAAAATTATTATTATTCTCAATTTTACTCAATACAATATTTAAATCAATTAAATTCACATAATAAACATATTATTACAATAGATGAGTATGTTAATTTAATAAAGAAATTAACAAAATCAAAAATTAATAGATTATTAAAGGAAACATTTAATATAGAAAATATGAAAATTATTTATAAAGGTTCTAGAAAATTTAAGTTAGTTTAATCATCTTCTTCTAATGGAGCTAAGTAAAATCCAATATAATTTTTTGATATTGAATGTGTTGTGTTATCGTCATTATCTTCATCTTTCCAATCATCTAAATTATACATAAATTTAATAGGAAAAGTATTACTTATATGAATACCAATTTCTTTATTTACATTGGCAAATTTAGTTATCATATTTATATATTTAATAGAATAGCAACAATCTATTTCACTATCTTCTTCCATCATATATTCAATTATATCATTCTCTTTTACAATTATATCTACTTTACCAAATTCATTTTCAGAATTTAATACGATATCATCATTACATACAATATTAAGTTTGTTTCCAAATATACTTAATTGATTTATCAATTCAGCATAATCCTTTGATACAAATCTAATATCTGCCGTATATTCTTTATCTGGTAATTCAACCATTTCAGAATCTATATCGATTAATGATAATTCAAATGATTTATCATAACTATTTCCTAATAATTCAATAATTAATTTTGATATTTTTGGATTGTGCTTCATATCAATATGTTGGTCTTCTTTTATGCAAGATATAATTTTATATAACATTTCACAATTTATACCCATAGAACAATTTTCACTACAATTATATGAATCAAACCAGTCTTTTTTAATAACTAATTCAAATAAACAAACATGTGCAGAATCCATTCCCTGAGCATATAACCCCGCTTCATTACAATCAAGTTTTAATTCATTTGAAATACCTTTTAAATTTTGTAATATAGTAGTAAATTGATATACCTTTTTCGCGTTACTAATAGTAATTTCTAACATTTTAATACAATTATTTTTGTTATATATTTTTAAATCAATTTTAATTATTAATTAATTTTGATTTATTGTTCTACAATTTCCAATGATACACTTTCATTTACATCACCATCTTCTTTTACTTTCTCAACACTTAGTTCTTCTTTATTTTCCTCCTCAACAACTTTTGGTTCTTCTTCATCAAATTCTGGAATTTTATCAATTGTATCAGCGGTATTTGTATTATTGGTCAATAATTCCTTTACTCTTTCAAGACCTTCTTCCAATCGTTTAATATATCCTACCATTCCAACCAATTTATCTTCGTATTGCTTTAATAATGTTGACTGAATTTGACATTGATTTTTTAAATCTTCAATTCTAGAGTCATTATTATTTACAACTGGTTCTTTTACAGTTTGTTCCATTTTATTTACTTTACTTTTTAAAGCTTGAATGTATGATTCATGTCGAAAAATAATTCGTTGTTCCAATGATTTGGTTCTATTGTTAGTCAATGAAACAATGTCGTTTTTTTCTAAAACAGCTGGATTAATTTGTCGTGGAATTCTTCTATTATTAAACATAATATATAATAATTATATTAAAAAATATAAATTTCAACTATTTAAGCTATCATATCCATTTTAATAGTGGGAAAATAACGATATTTTTGTAAATCAAAATCTTTAACTGAAAAATCATCGATATTATCTTTATAATTTATTTTTAATGTCGGAAAGTCGTATGGTTCTCTTTTTATTTGAATTTTTAATGAATCAATGTGAGATTCGTAAATATGAGCATTTGATATATAATGTGTTAATTCAGTTGCTTCTAGTTTACATGTATTTGCTATCATATGTGTTAAAAAAGCATAAGAAGCAATATTAAAAGGAACTCCTAAACCTACATCCCCACTTCTTTGATACAAAGTACAGTAAAGTTTATTTTTATCTAACACATTAAATTGACATAATACATGACACGGTGGTAAAGCCATTTGATTTAATTGTTCAACATTCCAAGCAGACATAATCAATCTTCTAGAATAACGATTTGTAGGATCTTTTAAATTGGTTATAATATCTTGCAATTGATCAATTCCTTTATTTCTATGATTTATATTTTTGCCTAAATATGGAGTATTCCAATTCCTCCATTGATATCCATATATAGGACCCAACTCATCTTTATCGTAATTTGTTAATCCTCTCGAATCTAAAAATTCTCGTGTTGAATTACCATTCCAAATTTTCACATTTTGTTTTTTTAATGTTTTATTACTTGTATCTCCATTTATAAACCATAATAATTCTTTCAAACAAGTTTTCCATGCTACTTTTTTAGTAGTTAATATTGGAATTGTATTATTTTTTAAAGAATATTTAGACATTGTTCCTATTGTATTAATTGTATTTCCATTACGAGACTTAGTAAGGGTTCCATAATTTATAATATGTTTTATCAAGTTTAAATATTGTTTTTCTGGATGCATTTATATATTTTTGTGTAACTATTTTTAAATTAATTTAATTATTTAACTTACGAATCAAATAAGATTAATTTAGGAATATATAATTTTTATTTCTAATTATACATCATATACAATATGGAAGAGATTAACACCGAAGTTAATAAAACCAATACTTTTTTATCACATATGTTTTCGTTTGATAATGATACCAAAAACGAACTTATGAATATCGGACAATATGCCATTATTTCTATTATTCCTTTAATTGCTTTAGTAAAAATAATCGATGGGTTATTGCCAACATTTAATCCAACAAAAGGAAATATCGAACTTACAGGTGAAATATTGGTTCACTTATCTTTATTAATTATTGCTGTATTTTTAGTAGATAGATTTGTAAAGTTTATTCCTACTTATAGTGGAAAATCACATAAAGCAATTAACTTTTTAAATATTATTATTATGTTTTACTTAACAACTGAAAAAATTGGTGAAAAAATCACTGAATTATCTAGTAGAGTAAATGATATGTGGAATGGTACATTAAAACCAATTGAAGGTGTTGAAAATAAAAAAGATGACAATAAGGTAAAAGTGACTCAACCAATTAAACAAGTTCAAAAACCACAACCAACACATCAAGTAAGTCGTGCTGATTATTTAAATACACATGAACAAATGACAGCAACGCAAAATCATCAAAATGAAGTAATGAATCAAAATCCACAACAGCAAAATGGTGGGGCTAACAATGATATGTATAATAGTATGGGTTATCAAGGTCCTGGCGAACAAATGGGTATGATGGAACCAATGGCTGCAAATGATGCTTTGGGAGGATTCACCAGTTTTTAATCGTAATATAAATAATAATTTAGATCATATAAATTATTATTTTTCAGTATGTTCATCTGTTAATTCCATAGAAGGACATGCTATTAATACTTCTCGAATATCAACATTTTTAGCAATATCTTGTAATACTCCTTTATTAAACTTATTTTTATTATTAACCAATTCAGCTGCTATTTTACATTTAAACTGTTCTTTATCAATATCATGTGGCAATGGATTTAATTTATCATATTCATTATAAAAATCAATATATGCTTTTGTATGTAATTGATTTACTTGTTGATATAAATGACTAGAATTATCATCTACAGAATCTTTTATCCATCCATCATTTTTATCTTTCACAATGAAATTTTTTCGCTTAATATCCGTACAATGAATTGGTCGTTCTGTCAATGGAATATTTTGCAAATTTTTCAATAACTTTTTTGATAAAAAGTTTTCAATTAAATTATTATTACATAAAATGTCTGTTAATTGAAATTTGATGTTTTCAACAAAATCTTGTAAATTAAGAGCATCATTGCAGTATTGTTCTAAAAAAACGTTGATTGAAATGTTATTATTTATATTGGTAATATTTTGATTATTATTGATAATATTTTGTTTTGCCAAAGCATTTTGCGTCTCTATTATAGTGTTTAACTTTTCGGTTAACAGTTTGATATCGTCTTGTTCTTTTTTTATGGTCTTAACTTGTTTTTTTCTCGTTTTTTTCTGGTTTGCGTCCGTCACGTTTGCCACTTTTTTGCCACTTTTTGCCACTTTTTTTTGATGCTTTATGGTTTGGACGTGTTTAGTCCAGTTATACTTTTTAGACGCTGAATAGTCACACAATTCACAATGTTTATAAACACTTTTTTTGGTCATTTTTTGCCACTTTTTGGGTGTACTTACGTTTTTTTCTAAATGTTTTATGCTCTCAATGTGTCTATCATAGTTCGATTTACGAGAGGTAGTATAATCACAAATTTCACAAAAAAAAAACTTGCTCGTTTTTGCTCGTTTTTGCTCGTTTTTGCTCGTTTTGATGCATTTTTTGGTCATTTTTATATATATTCAGAAAAAAGTTTTAAGTTTTTTTAAAAAAATCGTTCTAATGGTGCCTTTTTTTGGAGACTTTTTTACAATAGTGCCTTTTTTACAAGATTTTTACAAATTTATTTTTTAAATACCATATTTGTTTTTATAAAGCATAACTCGTAACAAAACAATATTTTATATGTGAATTTTTGAATGTTTTGTAAAAAAGTCTCCAAAAAAAGGCACCCTTAGAACGATTTTTTGTCAAAACTTTTTTTCAATATTGCAAAAAGGACATTTTAGAATTGTGCTTTTTGCAAATCTCAAAAAACTTTTAGTAAAAAAAGTGGTCTAAGGGTGCCTTTTTTTGGAGACTTTTTTTGGAGACTTTTTTACAAGAGACCAGGATTTTTTAATTATAATATGTTTTGTTATGATGAATGGTAATAAATATTCAAATCAGTCAAAAACTAAAAAAAGTCGAAATTCTGTAAAAAAGGCACTATTTTGTAAAAAAGTCTCCAAAAAAAGGCACCCTTAGGAAAATCAGTACCTGTTCTAAGGGTGCCTTTTTTTGGAGACTTTTTTTGGAGACTTTTTTTGGAGACTTTTTTACAAAAAATAGTTGTTAATAATTATAAATGATGATTTAAAATTATTATTTTTATATGTATAATGAGTATTAATGATGACACGTTAATTGATGCTTTGGAAAATAAATCAAACACATCTATTATCAAACTTACCTCAGCAAAGATAAAAGAACATAAAAACAATATATTACAGTCTTTACAATTAAATCGTGAAACATTAAAACTGTATCATAAAAAATTAAAACAATACCGATATTGCAGTGACATCAATGATTTTCAACCTGGTCAATTTATTAGATGGATTAATTTAAAAGACCCTAATAATATCAGATTAACCAATGGTGCTTTTTTAGTCGATGTTATCTTTGAAAAAAACAAATTACATTTACAATGTCGAAATAGTAGTTTTAAGGTTTTTCAAGTAAAATACGATGAAGTTATTGTATTTCAAAAATTAAGTCAACAAGAAAATGTTATTTTAACTGTATTGGATTATCTTGAAAAATAAAAATGTATATTATATATTTTTATTATTTCTATATTATTATTTGTACAATGCTAACCGCGATTCGTATATATTTTTCTCTATTAAACATTTATTTCTATGCGAATTAATAATCTTTTCTACTTTATAATATTCCGGATCAAAATAGTATTTCCATATTATTTTTAATATATCTTCGGGTATAGTTTTGAATACATTATGTATTGTTTTTCGTATATTTATAAAAGCATTTAAGCTATACGTATTATTTAATTTTAAATAAATCGATTCTGATGGATCCGAAAAATAATTAGATATAGGTATCCATTCAAATATATCTAATTTAAGTTCAACACCTTTTTCCAAATATTCTAAACATATTATTTTTTTATTTTCATAATAAATGTTTTTAATTTTTGTAATTTCTCTTAATTTATGTTTTTGTTTATTTGAATTTATTAACTTTTTATTTGCTTTTCGTTTCTTTTCTACATATTTACTTGATTTATCAGTCTTTTTGACCTTAAATTGTGGTTTTTTATTTACTACTTTTTTTTTACTTAACTTATTTAATTTTTCATTTGTTTCTCTTATTTGATTTGACAATTCTTTTGTAGGATTCATTATATACATTTTTTTATATTTTCTTAATTTTTTATTAAGTTTTCTTTTAGGATTAGAAGTTTTAACTTGTATTTCTACATCATCATAATTATCGAGAATATTAAAATTCATGTTAGTATTTTATAATGAAATATAGTATGGTTTGTTTTTATTACTTGTTTTAGTTATAATTTAATATTCTTAGTACAACATTTTACGCAATTTAAGTAAAAATAAAGTATCTATTTAATATATATTATATAATGGAAATGACTGAATATCAAAATGAATTATTAAAAAAAGATGATAAATTAATAGAAAGTTTTGTTTGGGTTGATATGTTTATTATGGTTTTTCTTTGGGTGTTTGGAACGTTTACTGTAACTAAACTATCAATGCGTTTATTTGATCCTCTTAATGTTAGTCGAACTTTTTTTTCTATGCTTTTAAATGTTACAGGTCAATTATTTTTTATATCTACTTTATTATTTGCTTATAAAGAATATGTATTTGAAGTATTAGTTCAATACCTAAGATTTAGAAAAGATGAAAATATTACGAATGATTTAATACTAACTTCTTCGGCAATTGGTATTACAATTGGTATTAATCTTCCATCATTTATTATGAAAATGAATCATGTTGTTCGATTTTAATAGCGTTTTATTGTATTGTATTATTAGTTCTTGTTTTGATATTGATTTTGGACCTACCGTATTTAAACAACAAGGAAACTCCATCTCACTTAACTTATTATATAATTCATCCGTTAATTTTTTATCAAATTTAATAAAATAATGTGACTGGACACTTTTTTCTACTGTTTCTTTATATATTTTTCCGGCATAAACACCTACTCTTCTAAACGCTATATCGTGAGGTTCTTCTTTTTTAACAAACGAAAACCCGTTTGGTTTAAATTTCCTTAATCTCTTTCTCTTTTGTGACTTTTTAATCCAAATTTGAAATACACAAGGAACATTATACGATTCGTTATTTACTTTAAACGAATTATCATCTATTATATTTTCATGAACTAAATGAAAATATTGTGGAATTTTATCTTTTATACTTTGTTTCTTAAAACTTTTTGGTAAAATAAAACTAATTGAATTACAAAATAAAGCCGAATATCGAATAAACTTAATTGCTAATGACGATTGTCTTCCAAAAGGCGGGTTACCAATAATATGAATATTATTATATTTGTCTTGAATGTCAGAGTAATCAAAAGCAAGATAATCTTGTTTTACAATATCATTATGTTCTGGTTCAATGTCGTAAAATAAACAATTATTACAAAGTTGTTTACATCCTTCTATAAAAGCACCATTTCCAGCACTAGGTTCAATAATAACATCATTTTCTTTACTAAAATTATAATCTTTCATAACTAAGTTAAACTGTTTTATACATTTATTTACAGTTTGTTTATTGGTGTGAAACTTTTCTAAAATTTTATTATTTTTATTTCGTTTTAATCCAGTTGATTGTTGATTCATTTATAATAATATTGTATTGTAATATTATTATATCAATTTTTATAATTTATAAGTTAAATAAGTGGTTGAATATAGTATAACGTATGTAAATAAAAATTATAAATATATTATTTTAATTAGAATACATTGAGTTATTCTTAAAATCATCTACCATCTCAGTGGATTTATTGAATCTATGACAAATCATATAGTCTCCTTTTCTATTATAACAAATATTCTCTCTTTTTGAATTAATATGATTAAGACCTTCATTTAACTCTTTTAAAATTTGATCCACTGATTTAATTGGAGGTCGAATAATTTTTTCTTCATCACAAACGTTTCTTAACCACTTAGATATACCACTTCTTATATTTGTCATTCGCATTCCTACCAAATGATGATATTTTTTTAAAACTTCTTCTGAAATAATCCATTTACTTTGTTTGGTTGTACCCTTCTTCTTATTTGCCTTTACGGTGTAAACTATATTTTTTTCAAATATTGGATTCTTTTTTTCTAAATTTTTCAAAGGATTTAAACCAAAATCTCGAATATATTCATTTTTGGTATACAATGTAAAATCATTAATTTGTTTTTTACTTGTTTTTACACTTGAATTTCCAGATATTTTAACTCTACCGTGTCTACTTAAATCACTTATTTGTTTCAACCCGGCAGATAAATGAGCAAATTTTAAATTACCATATACAGTAATATCTATATCATCTTTAGTAACACCAATATTTAGAAAAGCTGTGTTATAAAATACAATTCTTTGCTCTTCTTGAATGCTTGTATTTACTGCTGCATTAGGACGCCAACAATGATAACCTGTAATATATGGATGACACCTCCATTCTGTACTCCTCTTTGCCATTTCATTAACTATAATTAAAGTTCCAGTATTATGGTCATAATCGTCACTCCAGTGTTCATCGTTATCCCATTCTATAGACCTATCTTCCTTCTTTGAACTTACAAATTTAATTCGAAATCTTAGTTGATTACTTTTATATTGAGGGAGTTCCCTCACATATTCTTCGATTTCTTTTTTATTTTCTTTAATAAAATTGTACCACGTTGCTCTGTTATCTTTATCCCTACCAGTAACCCAACCACAGAGTCTAAGAATAAACATATGTTGTTTTGTTTTGGTGTTTCTTGTAGCCACCGCTAGTTCATTTAAAATCTCGTGTGCCTGTTCTGTAATAACCAATTCTTCGTCATCTTCTTCAAAGAAGGGTTGTGCTTGCTTATAACGACCATCTTCGATATATTTCTTAGCTCCATAATATTTGTCACTTGGTTCATAAGTCAAATGTTTTTGTGAAATATTGTTAGGCGGCTTAATATGTTCAGTTAAGGATTCATGTGGAGTGGCGCTAAATCCAACTGCCTTAATTTCATTTGGATTATCTTGTACTAACCTCCAAATTTTAGATAACAATTGACCTTTCTTACTACCGTAATCTAACTCATCAAGAAGAATATATACCTGAAATCCATTTCGTTGTGATTTTTGTATTTCTTTTATAAATTTTTTTTGCGTTTGTACGCTATTTACTGAATAAACATTGTTTTGACCTAACCAATTTCGTAATTCTTCTCGTTGAGCAATGTCCGCTATTCTGTGTAAAGCGCTAGCAAAATATATTTTTATTTTCCTTGAATTTGGACCTTTATTTGTTTTAAACATAAGATCGAAAATTATAGCCATATCTTTTTTTCCACTTTTTACCTTTGCTTCAGCAATTACTACATTTTTACCGCTTAATAAATTATCACGGATGCTCGCACAAAAGTTATATTGCTCTCGTCGATATTTTTTGTACCAGGCCAACTTAACATCATATATCGTGTTACTCTTCTTCTTCTTTTTCACTTTTGTTGATATAAAAGACGTCATTTATAATAATAATAATATTGTATTGTAATATTTTTAAATCAATTTTTTATAATTTATAAGTTAAATAAGTGGTTGAAGCAAATACGATACCACCCCACATCATATCCATCAAGGTTATCATTAAATCCCATTTTTTGAAAAGAACCATATTGGTTAAATCAAACACACCGTAAATAACAAATCCTAATAAAAACGCATCTAATATAGATCGATTGTCTTTTATAATAAAATAGTTAATAGAAAACACTAATATAATATAGCAAGCAATTGCTGCTCTCATATTAAATAATATATCACTTCCTTGTATGGATTTTACTAATTTATTAAAGTGTCCAGACATTGTTTTTACATAAAAAATATCTAACGCCAAATATATTATACTTGCTTTAAGGTATTTAATCATTATAATATAACCCTAGATAATTCTATTTGTATATTAAAAATTAATATTTTATTGTAAATTATGTTAAGGAAAACTATTTGGTTGTTGTAAATGTTGTAGTTGATTTAAAGCGCGATTTAAATGTTCATCTACATTTAAATCATTTGAATTGATAGTATGGTAATTTATATTTTCTGGTATCCATTGTTTAAAGCAATTAGTTGCATTTGTATCATTATTAGTAAATAATAATATATAATTACTATTAATTAAATATTCTTTTCCTAATCCCAAATATCGTTCATCTCCGGCACAATCCCAAATATTTAAAGCATACTTTTTATTATTATATGTTTTATCCTTTAATACTACGTCACATCCTAATGTTGGTATATATTCGGTCCTATCGATATTATTTAATAAACGAGTAAATCTGGTTTTACCGGTTTGCTTGTCTCCAATTAAACTTATTTTTATATGTATTGATTGCATTGTTATTAAAATAAACCTTTGTTATTATATTTAATTCAATTTAATAATGGGGACATTAGTTATATTAGAAAAATAGTTAACCATACCATCGTTTTTATAATCATCAATGTAAAATATTTTTTGAATTCCAGAAGCACATAATATTTTCATACAATAAATGCAAGGATAATGGGTAATATAAGCAGTTGCTCCCATACAACATACCCCTCGTTTAGCACAGTCCGTGATCGCATTTTGTTCAGCATGTATAGTAGCCATTTCATGTCCATTTCTAATTTTTTGTTCATGTGGACATCCAGGCAAATAACCATTATATCCTTGTGAAATAATACGATTATTTTTTACTAATAAACACCCAACATGTAATCGATTACAAGCGGAACGTTTTGCTGTTACTTTAACAATTTCAGCAAAATAATCATTCCAATTTGGTCTAACACATTCATTATTCATATTATTTATAAATAATATAAATAGATTTAATATTTAATTACGGTAAAGTTACAAAATAACACTTTTTTCATGACCAACAATGGATTTTACGTCAACATATATAGAAACACCTACTCGTTGTAATTTTTTACAAAAAGAAACATCCTCAGAACAAAATTCAGCTATTTCTATTTCTTTTCCATTTACACTTTTTTTATAACGAAACGTTTCTGATTCAAACCAAGGATAATCCAACTTCTCGATTACACCTTTTTTCATTAACATCCATCCCATGCCATTATAAGAAACGTTCATAAGTGGAAACTTACAATTTTTAAAATCCAACACACTTTGATTATTACCTTTATCAATAGTTTTTGGTGTTCCAATACAATTTTTTTTTATCCATTCATCTAATTTGAGTCTACTTAAAAATTCAAACGTTCCATTTTCAATAAAATAGTTTTCATCCCAATTTTCTACTACTGGAAAATGTGTCCCGGATTTCATTAAATACATTCCAGAAACAACATCTTTATTATGACGCAATAAATTAGTAAATGCTTCTACACTAAATACTTGATCACTATCTATCCACATTATAAAATCATAATCCATTCCATTAAAAGGTTTTTGCTTTGTTCCTTTGATAACATCTGCTCCCAAACACATACTTCTTACGTGATAAACATTACTAGATTGCTGACAAGATATAAATGGTTTAATATTGTGCGTGAAACAATATATCAGTAATTCGCTCCAAGAAAGTAAAAAATGATTAGAAAATTTATTTCCAGGTAAACAAAACACAATAGTAAGTGGTTTATTTAATGGATTATTTGGAGGACGATTATTAGAATTTAAACTATATAAATAATTATTACTATTACGAGGCACATTAATGCTCATTATTAATTTTATAATTAATATTTTTATATTGTTTGATTATAATATTTTAATGAATTATATTTTTGAAGCTTTATTTGATTTATTATATATATCTAATGTTCTAGCACTAGCGTCTGTTGCTTCTATAAATTTAGGCATCCAATAATATGGAATAGTACTTTGTTGATTTTCATAATGTTTCCAAAATATTTGTTTATAATATAATTTTTCATTACTATGTTTTTTTTGAATGGTTTCAAACCACGATTCTTTATCACTACTAACACCATCACTAAATGCTTCTTTTGTTCTCCATAAAACTTCTTTTGGTAACAATTCTTTATTATCAAACGCTTTTCTTAAAATATATTTTTCACATACATTTTGTTTGTTATGATTGCGTATATCGGGTGGAATAGATAAATAAGTTTGAACAAAGTTTTTATCTAAAAATGGAGTTCTTGCTTCTAAACCATGACTAGAAATAGAACGGTCGGAACGTAATACATCAAAATAATGTATATCGGAAAGCAATCGTTTACATTCTTTATCAAACTCTAATGAATTTGGAGCATAATGAAAATACAAATATCCACCACAAACTTCATCACTACCATCTCCGTTAAAAACTACTTTGGCTTTATTATCATTTTTAATATATTTTGAAATTAACCAATTACCAACACTTGCACGAACCGTAGTAGTATCATAACTTTCAATATCATATATAACTCGTGGTATAGCATTTAAAAACTCTTCTTTATCTAATTCAATGGAATGATGTTGTGTTTTTAAAAAATTAGCAACCTTTTTAGCGTAAAGCAAATCTTCACTTCCTTTCATGCCTATTGACCATGTATGTAATTGTTTATTTGGGAATTTTTGTTTATAATATTTATTAACAAGGGAAGTAATTAAACTACTATCTAATCCACCAGAAAGCAAACAACAAATTTCACGATCAGTATTATCAACCCTTTTTTCTACTGCATTACATAATGATTCATAAACCATATGATAATATTCATACATTTCATTATATTTATAATTAATAGTAGATGGTATATCTAAAAACCGTTTTCCAGTATTAAATCGAAATATTTTTTCTGTTTTATCATAATCAAAAGTCATTACTACACCCGGAAAAAATTGTTGGACATCTTCAAGACCATTTAATACAATTTGTTTCATTTCAGAAGCAAACAAATATTTTTCCGGTCCTTTATTAGCAATATTTTTTTTTCCTATAAATAATGGTCTAACTCCATATAAATCACGGGCTACATATATTTTTCCCAACCGTTGATCAAAAAGCATAAACGCAAATACACCATCTAACATTTTCAAAGTATAATATATGCCAAATTTTCTATATAAATGAATAATTACTTCACAATCCGATTTAGTAGTTGGTGTTATATTTAACATTTTATATATTTTTTTCCAATTGTAAATTTCACCATTGCATATTAAAATACAATCATCTATGTTAAATGGTTGGTCAGATGAATAGTCGTTATATCCATTAATAGCTAATCGATGAAATCCCACGCTTAAATTCATATCACATAAAGTAACCGTGTTTTTTAATTTATAAATAAACTTACTATTATCCGGTCCTCTACCGATTCCTTTCATAAACAGTTTATATGTTGTTTCTTTATCGTAATTATTGTTTAAAAAAGCAAATATTCCACACATTAAATATATTAATTTCAATATTATATTTAATACTTTTTAATTATATATTTAACACAATAAACATTTTAAATTATATTATTTTATATTAAATTATATATAATGAGTAAAAATACAAAAAAAACGGAAAAAGATAATAAAAAAAAAACGTTTATTCCTATTACAAGTAGACAATATTTATGTAAAGATGTTGACACTCGTAACTTTATAAGTATTCCAATAGCAAAAAGAAATGTCCCGTCATCTAATTTAGACACTGCTTATATTTCACATCCAGCAACCACTAGAAAGAAAATAATGCCTATAATTGATTGTAGAAAAGAATCAAGTGAGCAAAAAATGGAACATTCGATATATCATCCATCAAAAACATTTAACCCTGGTCAAGGTGCTCCATTTTCTGGTTATGCTTCTTATGTGGACCATGAATCAACATTATTTAATCGTTTTGCTCCATTACAAAAAGGAGGACAACATTCTTATATTCCAAATTCAAAAAGTGAATTATATAAGGAACATATATATTCAAATAATCAAGTTGTTCAATTTAAACAATTAAATAAAAAAGAATTATTTAATCCATTTAATCCTAATAAATGTAATTTAGCAAATAATATGTTTCAAAATCATACTAGACAGCAAACCAAAGATTTGTAATAATACTTTAAAAATCAAATTAGTATATTAAATAAAATATAAATATATCGTCTATATAAATATTTTATGAAAAATTCAACAAGCAACATTGATTTAATGTATTTAACAAACATGGGAAACTCTAACAAAACGCAAAATGATTTTATAATGGTCGATAAAAAGGAAGTGGAATTTTACAAAAAAAGGATTTTTCAATTATGTAAAGATTTGCTAAGAGGTAAAGAAATCAATTCAAATATAAATAATACGTTTGATGAATTTTGTTCAAATACAATAGAACATTTTAAAATTATAGATAAAACAGAAATCATGCAAAATGAATATAAAAACTTAAATTTAAAATCAGCTAACTCTACCTCAAATAAACCTACTACTAAAATTTTAGAAGAAAATCCAGATGAATTGATGTTTAAAAAAATAGAGAAAAATAATAAAAACACAATGGATAAATTTGTTATTAAAAATGTAGTAAAAAAGCAAGATGAAATGGTTATACCAATACAAAAAAAGTATAATTTAAAAGATGTCAAATATCAAGAAAAGGATGTTGAAGTTAAATCTAAATCGAGTGCTGTTGCAATGAATAATAAAAAAAAGAAAAACAAGAAAAAGCTTAATCCAAAATTAAGAAAAAATAAAAATATCATTAATTTAAACATTAATTAACAAATGAATAGTATGCGTTATAATATTTACCAAATAAAAAAATCTATGAAAAATATAAGATGGTACAAAAAACAAAAAAAAACAAAAAGCAAAAAAATAAACAAAAGCAAAAAAATAAACAAAAGCAAAAAAATAAACAAACACGAAAACAAAAAAAAGGTAAAAAAGGGAGAGATAAGATAAAAATAAGGAAAACAGATACTTGTTCTGTTAATTCAAGTGGATTGGGATATACCTGTTATTCTAAACCAGTTCTTTATAAAATTAAAGAATCATGGAATAAAAAGCATCCAGAAAATAAAATTATTTCAAACGATCCTTATATAATATGGAAATCTTTACGTTCCGTAATGAAACACAATCATTCTTGTAAAAGAGAGTCATGTTGGTTAAAACATTTGTGTATAAAGGAAGGGTTACCAGCTAATATTTACGATTTAACATTTTCCCCTGAAATGCCAAAATCATGGCTTGAAAATCCTAATGAATGGTTATCTAGTTTGGATATTATAAAGGTAATGAAACAATGGGAACAACGATATAAATGTTTTAAGTTTATGGGCCCTAGTCCAATTGATTATGATACTCATAAAATGTTTGGAGAATGTGTTTGGGATGAATTATGTAAGTTTAATTTGAAAAATCATTTAAAAAATAAAAATAAAAAAATAGGTGTTATATTTAATTTAGACCCTCATTATAAATCAGGATCACATTGGGTTGCTGTATTTATGAATGATATTAAAAAAACAATTTATTACTTTGATAGTTATGGAGATAAACCACATTCACAAATAAAAAAGTTTATAAATATGATAATATCTCAATCAAGAGAGATAGGAGAAACATATAAATATTTAGAAAATAAAAAACGACATCAATTTGGAAATAGTGAATGCGGTATGTATAGTATGTATTTTATAACTCAAATGTTACAAAATAAATGTTTTGAGAAATTTCAAAAAAGAGTTGTTACCGACGCATATATGTTAAAACTTCGTAAAAAATTTTTTAATAAACCAGTTTAAAAAGTATTTCATAATATAATATAAATAATTATATTATGTCTATCCACGACCAATCCAATATTAGTTTATTGATAAATATATTAGAGCAAGAATTTACTCGTAAAGCAGTTATAAATCCAAATTTCGTTGATTTTTTTAATGACCAATTAGAAAGATATCATGAAAAACGTTTTAATTATAAAAACTTACAAGATATGAACAAGCAATTGTTATCGAGTTGTTTTCAGTTTATTAGCAATGAAAATAGAAAAATAGAAAAAAATACGATGGTTTTAAAACCACCACCAAATCATGGATTTCAATCTCCTAGTGATAATATAAAGCAAAAGCAAAACAATAACGATGAAGCTTTTGATAGTTATAAAAAACAATATGATACAATGTTAAATCCAAATAAACCAAATGAAATTGATTTTAGTGATACAATAGAAGACCAACCAATTCAAAACATTGACTCTATTGTTAATCAAACATTAGAAGAAAGAGAAAAAGAATTAATGAAGATTACAAATACATATAGTGATAAACCACCGGATTGGATCAAACCACCTGAAAATAAACAAACGTCAAAAAACGAACCAATGAAACTTATTATTGAAGATAAACCTTTATCAAACCAACCTTCTTCTATATTAAAACAAAAAAAAGTTAAATTTGATTTAAATAATAAATCACAAAACTCTCCAAAAGAAAGTATAACTGTAAATAAATTATTGAATAAATTAAAATTAAAACAAAAATCAAATGTAGAACCGGTTGTAGAACCTAATAATATTGATGTCAAAGAGTTATTAACTAAATTAGAAACAAAATTAGAAACAAAAATGGAAACAAAAATTAATATATTAACTGAGAAATATGATAAATTAAGAATAAAATATGAAGAATTAGAAATGAAATATAGTGAACTAATAAAACCAGAAACATCTAATTTAAGTAAAAACGAGATTGAGATGTTATATACATAATTAAATTGAATTAAAAAAGAAGATGTATTATTATCATTAATATGCAAGAAATCCCAATCGACATGGATTTAAAAAAACAGTGGAGAAATCATAATATCGTGACAGATAGTATGGTAAAATGGTTTAAAAAAAATTGTGGTTGCGAACCTTATCATGGTATAAAAGATGTAGATGAAGAATCGCATTTATATATGTTTAATAAATCTATTCCAATAAATAAGATAGCGTGGATGAAAATAGATATTTCTGGTAGTGGAAGATTAAATATATTTAAGAATAATCTTGTATATACAGATTTGAATGGTAGAAATCCTTTGGATTATAATATGCAACCAATAAATCCATCTGATTAATTATATTTTAGAAATTTTTAATTTTATTTAGTTTAAATTGATTATAAATAATACTGAAAATACAATTATAAAAACACTAGATATGGATATAGATTTATTAAAATTTAGTAAATGTGATGTATTTACACCAGACGATATAAGTAAATTAATGGCTTCTAAATTAAATAATAAAGGGAATATTTTAGAACCCTCAGTTGGAACTGGAAATTTATTAAAGTATATAAATCTTGAAAATTATGAATATGCTGATATATTTGAAATTAAAAAAAACTATTTAGATTGTATCCCATTAAACAAAAAAATAAACATTTATAATTGTGATTTTATAAAAAAACAGATTGATACTAAATATGATAATATAATAATGAACCCTCCATATATTAAAACACAGGATTTATCCAAAGATTATAGGAATCACTTAAAAACAAATTTTACTATTTTAAAAAATGGTATTATTGATATATATTACGCGTTTATAATTAAATGTTTAAATTTATTGAAAACAGATGGTATATTAGTTTCAATAACACCTAACTCTTATTTGTATAATAAGAGTTCTTTAACATTGCGTAAATATTTATTTGATAATAAGTATGTTAAGGAAATTATAGATTTTAATGATACTAAGATATTTCCCAATGTTTCGGTTTATTGTTGTATAACAATATTTACTAAGACAGATAAGGATTTCATTATTTATAATAATAGAAAAATATTATATACAGACGTAATAAAAAACTACTCATTATTTAATACAACATCCAGTAATAAATTGAAATTAAAAGATATTTGTAAAATCAGGAATGGTATTGCTACGTTACGCGATAAAATATATATTCATCCTACAAAATTATACGATGAACCTTGTTGGAAAAAAATAACAAACGGAAGTATAGAACGATTTGTTATTTATCCATACAAAGAAGGTATTATTATCGATGAAGAGATATTTAGTAAAGAAAACCCGTTAACATATAAATATTTATTATCTCAAAAAGTTGAACTTTCTAAAAGGGATAAAGGTAATAAAACATACCCTAAATGGTATTCATATGGTCGAACACAATCATTAAAATATAGTAAAAAAAGGTGTATATATATACCTTGTTTCTTAAATCCAGAATTAATTAATGAACGCATTACTACAAATAGTAATATATTACATTCTGGTTGTTTATGTATTGAACCAAATAATGAAAAAGATATTCAAAAAATTATAAATACCATCGTTAATAATAAAGAATTTATTAAACTAAATTCTTCAAAAAGGTCTGGTGGATGGATTAATCTAAGTAGTAGAATATTATATGATTTAGAATTATAATAATTCATTTATTATTGTTCTGAACGACCTATATGGTGTAATAAATTTTTCAATAGGTTGTATTTCAACAAACTCTTCGCCCACATTATTTATATGTTTAACTTCAACAATATAATTAATTATATCATAACACACATTTTTTGTATATGGCTCTGTCTGATTAGCATCATTTAATACAATTTTTATATTTTTTAATTCATTATAATGTTCAATCGTTTCTGGTTCAATTGTTTCAAATCTGGCGATTTGTCTATTTTTTTTTAAATATGGTGTTTTATTCATAAATATATTAATAGGAATAATGCGTGTATTCTTATTTTTCATTTTTATAAGCACTAATTCACCGGTTAAATTTTCAAAATAATTATTTGCATTTTGTTTATAATTAGTCATAATAATCTTAACAGGAAATATTATATATGGTTCTTTATTTTTAAATATTACAATATCACATTTTTTTCTTTTACTTTTATTTAAGGCATTAATATTTTGTTCCAATTTTATATCAAACCCTTTGTCGCTAGTAAAATATCGTTCTAATATTTCTTTTGTTGCGTTGTGAAAATAATCTACTTTTTTAGAACTCCTTGGACCATGTTTAAAGTACAATCCCCATATGCTATTTATTAGTTGAATATATTCTTTCATTTCTTGTATTGCTTCGATGTTTTCCATTATTATGTTTTATTATGAATATTAATAAGTATTTGTCAAATCAATTTAATTACTTTTTCAATTGATTAATTAAATTGATATAAATATTATTTAAAATCATTTTTAATAAATTATTATTATGTTTAAGAATTTATTAAAAAAATCAAAACCTTTGAAATTAGGAAGATGGGGTGTTACCTATGAGGGGTCTATATTAGAGAAAAGAATAAATTGGGCAAATCATGATCATTGTGGTAGTGAGGTATGTGAAACGCATTTTCAAAACTCACCTAATAAAAAAACAAATACAAGTAAAGACACAACTACAAGTAAAGACACAACTATATCAAAGTACGAATTTGACCCATTATTACCATATTGTATGTAATAAACTTATTTACAAGGTAATTACCTTGGTGAAATAAGCCCAGAAAAATATACCAACGAAACATTTGGCAAATAAATCTAAAATATTAAATCCAACATTTTTTGTTGTTTCATCCATCATATAAAGGATACCATACATACTCCATAAAATAAAGAACGCCCAATATAAAATGCTGTTATCAAATTTGTATTTACCTTTTAAAAACGTTATATAAATATAATAAAACAAAGCAAAGAAAGCGGTAAATCCAACTCCAAATCCAGTTTTTTTGCTAATTGTCCCTATCTCTCCCAAATACCCCGTTCCCAACATAATTAAATTTAACATTAAAATTACCATATATGTTCCTAATCTAAGTTTACCACCAGTATTATATAGAAAAGCAAGAACCAAAACTAAAAGCATAATAGGAGTAGTCATTGACCAATCTAAATATCGAGTTTCATTTATTTCTTTATAATCTACTTCATTTTTATTTAATTTTTCAATAAAGGTGTGGTAAAAATAACCAGCGATAACTGAAATTGCTGTTTCTAAATTTAAAATATGACGAGCTTTATAATCTTTTGTTCGCATTGCTTCAATAAAAGTTATTGTAGCAGTTGTTAAAAAAAAACACATATGTAATATAAAATGTATTTCTAACTGTTTTATCAGATGCTTTTATAGCAAACCCTTCCTTTTTACCTTTTGTCGAGGTTTCTTTTTTTGCTTTCTCAACGTCTTCTTTTTTTGACAACATCATTGTAAACTTTTTAAGTATATTTGTAAATTCCATATACATATATTATACATTAAAAATATTATATGAATAAAATATTTAAATCTAATAATTATATTATTATAATGGAATGTGGTATATGTTATACTAATTCAAATATTGTAAAAACAAATTGTAATCATATATTTTGCTCTAAATGTTTAGAATTATGGAGAGAAATAAAAAACAATTGCCCAATGTGTAGACGCATGATAAGTTATACAATAAAAATAAACGTTCAACAACCAAATCTAGAAAAAAGAATAACTCGATCAATGACTAAACAAAAGCGTGAGACCGAATTTTATGAACAATTTAAAGAACTTGTTTTTTTATTTAGTGATAGTATAAATCCATCAAATATGCATTATAAAACCCAAATAATAAATAAAATAGTAAAACTTTGTTTAAAAAATTATTCATTGATGCCCCCAACAATATATAATTTGGTATTGGAAATATTAAATTCAGATGATTTCCATATAAAAAATAGAACAATAATAAAAAAAAGATTAATAGAACTAAAAAACAATATTAATTATGATTCTGTGATAGATATATAATAAAAAATACAATACAATACAATACAAATTTTATGATTTTATTATAAAATTTATATTATTATACATAAACCCTTCTTATTTTTTTAGGGTTTGTTGGATGAGGTACCAATTTAGCAACTAATATTGGATTAACTCCTGTGCTTCTTGCTCTAACATAACTATCATAATCATATAATTCACCTGTTTTAGCATAAGGAGCATCCCGTTTAAAAGCATATTTAATTCCTCCAATCGTAACAGGAGCTGCTTTCCAAGATATTTTTGTAACATTTTTCATTCTAATCTTATCTTTTTGTTCTTTTTTGTAGGAAGGAACCGTTAAATATTCATTAGGATTATTACTAGAAAATGAATAACATGCTATTGATTCTTTACCTGCTGAATGAATAGAACAATCAATTGAAGAACTTTTAATTTCTTTTAAAATGTCTTTTTTCACATTTTCTTTAATATTACTAATTTCGTGTAAAGCTTCATCAGTAGTAATAACAACATTTTCATCAAACTTACTAACATCTCTACTTTGTAATCGTTGTGATACCTTTGGTTCCTTATCTTCTTTGGTTTGACCTTCTTTATCACCGAAAAGTTGTTTTTCAGAAAAAGTCATTAAATAAATAAAAACCTTAACGCTTCTAAATTCTATTGGTAAATCAGAATGACTATTAATACGAACAGCGCGTCCAATTACTTGTTCTTTTCTAACAGGGTGCCAGTATGGTTCTATTATATGAACGTATCTAACATTTTTTAAATCTATACCCTCGGCACCACTACTGGTAATCATAAATAGTTTAATAACTTCACCAAAGAAATTATTTTTATTTATGGCAGATAATTGATCTCTTAATGTAGATGGAACAATTCCCCAATTACTATTAAAAATATTACGTATGATTTCCTTTTTTTCTTCATCTTCTGTCCCAGTATACAAAGCATAACTAGGCTTGCTTAATTCTTCTTGTGTCATATCAATTAACCATTTACCAGAATCATCTTTTTTAATTTTAAATTCAGAATAACCGTTTTGCTTTAATATCAAACTTAAAATACCAATACCCTCTAATGTTCTGAATTGTGAATAAATTAAATGAGAGCCTTTATGGTCGTCTTTTTGAATATTATATAAAACCTTTTGAAATTTAGGACTGTATGTAGTTAAAGCGTCATATGTCAAATATTGATTGGATTTATCTTCTAATTGTTTCATAGCTTCTTCTATTCTAACACCATAGTCTTTATTTACCATTTCTTCTATAACAGTTGAATCATCTACTTGAAATCGTCCATCAACATTATTAATTCGTTCATTTACACCAGCATTATCAAGTAAATCTTCATCTACATTTTTTAAATCGACTTTACCTTCTTTCTTTTTTTTCATAGGCAATGGTCGTTCGATATCTGCAGGAAAAACAAAATTACAAAAAGATCTAGAAAATATTCTATAGGTAGAAGAACCTTCTTGAAATACATCGTCACCATTCTTTTTTTTGTTTTTGGCATTTCTTTCTGATTCTTTTCGTTCCATATCTCGAACCATTTCATAAATACCTAATTGATAATTACTCATTGGTATTTTATCTACAATAATATCTTTTTTAGGATCAAATTTAGGTAGCAATTCTTCTTTGGCACTTCTAAAATAAGACGTAAGACCTAAAACTCTTCTTTTAAACAAATCATTATTAATCATTGACCCATCCCGTTGATTAATAAAAAGTTTTGTAAATCCAGCAAATGTATCTGGAAGAGCTTTATTATTTTCTACTTTCAAACTATTTTGGTCTATGATTAATTTGTTTTTAAATAAAGTGTCTACTATTCCTTTTATAAAATCGGTTTCACTAATAGTATTTTTTTCTCCAAAAACAACTCCATCATAATCTTTATTTCGTTTTAATTTTGTTTGAAATGAAAATGGATTTCGTGTAATACTTAATAATTTTGTACTTGGTTTATATTCTACATAATCAACTAATCTATTATTTTTTAGTGCTTTTTTAATATAATCCACATTTACTTTTTGTTTTGTTTTTACATCTACTCGAAAATGATATGTTTTGATATATCCTCGTAACATATTAAATAAAATACCAATTTCATTTGGATAATTAATCATAGGAGTTCCAGTTAAAAATACGATTCTGCAGTCAATAGCGTCCATCAAATATTCATATAATTTTACAGATAAACTTTTAGTTTTCTTACTTTTAAGTTTATTAACAATTCTACTAACAAAATTATGAGCTTCATCAATAATAACTACTTTATGGTCAAAAGGATTACTTCTACCGTGTTCTTCTTCGGCTTCTTGTTCTAATTTTGTTAAATGATCTAATCGCATACCATTATATCTAAAAAATCTATATTTTTTCATAATCATTTCATTGATTTGTTTATCCAATGATTGTTGTTGTATTTCTGTTAATTGGTCATAATTTGACCGTTTTTTTGCGTCAACCATCCATACCCCTTTTTGTCGTTTAATAAACTTTGAACTAATCCCCAAAACACCTTTTAATGTTTCTTCTAATTCATCATTATCTTTTGTTTCAACAAACTCCCAAAATTGGTTTGTTCTATATAATGGGTCTCCGCATTTTTTTAATTCTTTTACATAATTCATTTGAAGTGATGCAGGTGTCATAATATAAATTTGTTTATCATTTTTCAACCCTTCTGCTATTCCAATAGAACCACATGTTTTACCAGCGCCTAAACCATGATAAATAAGAAGACCTCTATATGGAGAATATAAATTTATATAGTCACGAATAATTTCTTGATGAGTAAATAAAGAAACTGGTTTTCCATCACCACTTTTTTTTTCTTTTTTTGTTTTGTATTGTTCAAAAAGATTATTAATAAAATTTGTAAATATCTTACGACTATTTAAATGATATGAACTGGCTTTAATGTTGATTTTTCTTTTTATAGCCGGAAGTCTTTGTTTAATAGTAGAATCACCAATAATAATACTTTCAGATCTTAAATCAGTATAATATTTACTATTGTCTAACTTATCAATAGATGTAACAATTGTATCAATCTTTTCTTCCCCTTCAACATTTACGTTTTTATCATCAATCTTAATTGGTTTCTTTTTTGGTTTATCTTTTTGCTTTTTATTATCTTTTTCTTTTTCATCATTTTCTTTTTCATCTACATCATTTTCTTTTTCATCTACATCATATTGTGGTTTATTATCGATTGGTTTATCCATTATTTTTATATCATCTAAAATTGGTTCAATAAAATCATCTTTTTCTTTTTTTTCAACCTTATTTGGTGAATTATCAATAAATACGGTTCCTCTTGCTTTTTGTAAAAAATCAGTAAAATCCAACTCATTATCGGTCCTATCAACAATTGCTATTTTTTTATCTTTAACGGGTTTATCATCTGTTTTTTGTTGTTTTTTAGTTGTAGGACGAAACATATTTTCTTGTTTTTCAATAGGGTTTTGTTTTTTAGGACGGATATTTGTTTTTCTAGGTATTAAAATTTTATATTGTGTTTTTTTTCTGGGTAATTCTTTAACTTTTAATCTATCAAGAAGAGAACTCATTATATATTATTTACTTATAATAAAGTTTTGTTTTTATATAAAATTACACACGATTAATATGTAATTTTATATGTATTTATTAAGATTGTTATATTTTATTTTCTAATGCATGAATTGCTTTTAAACAAGCAGATTGTTCTGCTTTCTTTTTAATTTTGTGACTATCTTCACCAAGATGTAAAAATATATTATTGTCTACATTTTCCAAATAATATTCAACATCTTCTAAAACACTACTATTTTTGTATTTTTTTTCTAAATCACTTATTTTCATATAAGAGTTTGTTGATTGCATATGAGGATTATAACCAATACATAAGAAAACTCCCATATGATATCCAATATCTTCATCCCATTCGCTCATTTCTTTATAAATAGGAGTAACTTGAAATGCTTTTTGTAGTTTTACTTGAAGCAGATTTTTATAATTATCATTTTTCTGTAACAAGTTCATCCAATCCACATGCTCATCAAAAACCTTTTCAACAAACGTTTGTGCCATTTGAAATCCAGGACCAGTGGCAAATACATTATCAAACCATTTACCCTCATCGTGAATTTGGATTTTATTGAAATCTAAAAATAAAGCACCTAAAAATGCTTCAAATAAACATCCAAGTTTTTTTAGATTGGTTCTTGTTTTCTTTTCTTCGGCATTGGCCGACATAATATACCATTTATTAAGTCCCATTTCATATGCCATTTTACCAATGGACTCATTTTTGACCAAAGCTATTTTTTTTTCAGTTAAAAACCCCTCATTCTCCTTTGGAAACCTTCTATACAAATAATATTTAGTAATACATTCTAGTACTCCATCTCCCAAATATTCCAATCGTTCATTTGATTTTGTTTTAAGAGACATACAGTAATCTGGTTTTTCGGCTATAATAACCCCATTTTCTTCATTTTCTATTTTTGGTCGTTTACAATACGATTTGTGAACAAATGCTCGTTTGTATAAATTAAAATTATGAAATGTACTAGGTAGTCCATATTTTTTTAAAATAACAGAAACTTCTGCTTCTGTTATTTCCATATTCTTTTCATTGTAAGGATTGAAAATATAGTCTTCTTCTTCTTTTGTTACATCTCCGTCTTGAATAATTTCTTTATCGATAGTTGGTGCTGTAATACTTGACATTGTATAATATATTGTAAAAAAATATTTAAATTATTTTGATAAATATTATAATCAAATACTTATATATATGACAGAATTTATTAAAGCTAGTGAAATTACTAGTTCATTTTTTTCGGACATGTTGAATGTAAAAAATATAGGTCAATTTAAGGAATTAATTAAAAATAAATCAAATAAAAATATAATAAAAAAAGGTGGAGTTGTATTACAAAAATTAATTTTAAATAAATTAAGAAAAATTAAGAAAAACAAAGAAAAAATAAATAAAAGAATTTCATATTTTAAAAGTCCTAGTTTCATTGCCAGCTTTGAAAAAGCATTACCAACAAGAAATAATATAGATATAAATGCAAAGGAATCTGGATATGCTCCATATTTCAATAATTTATTTAATATCAATACAACAATATGGCGTGAAAAAATATTTACATCAAGAGTAAGTAATCAAGATCAATGTTTAGTTGCATTGGATCAAACAAAAAAAGGTATATCTACAGGTGCTGTTGTAAAACGATTACAAAATGATTATAAATTAAAATGTTATATTTGTGGAAGGCCAATAACATATGGAAATTCTCGTATGGAATGTGAACATATTCTACCAATTGTTACAGCTTTATCACATTGGTGGCTTGTAAAATTTGGGAAGAAAAAACATCAAAATATTGAAAATAATTTAATATCATTGGAATATGATTGGTCGCATAAGTGTTGTAATCGAATAAAATCTAATATAGATTGGATTGTTTATTATGATAATGGCTCAAGTGGATTTAAAAAAAAAAATTTATGGCGAGTAAATATTGATTTAATAACTCATGTATTAAATCAAATAAACAACCCTGCCGTGGGTGGGAAGGGTGAGTGTAGTCAAGATCGAGATACAATATTTCCCAAAAAAATTAAAGTAAGACCTCAAAGTATAAACTTAGTAAAAACTAAAATACAGCCAATTATTAATATAATTAATAAAAATATGAAATTAGTAGGAGGATATGAAAAATATCAATTATTTATGCGTTATAAGGTGATTAGTGCTATATCAGATAAAGACTTTATTGAAGCAATTGAAGGGACATTAGGTAAAAAGATTAAAATAAAAAGTAAAAGTCTAAAAAAATCAACGTCAAGAATAAAAAAAGGCGGAGTAGTTTCTTTAATTGATCTAAATGAAGAATATGAAGAATATGAAGATTATATTGATATTGAGAGTGACGTATTATATGATTTAATTATAAACACAAATAAAAAAGATAAAATAATAAATGAAAATAATATAATTATCATTGATGAGAGCATTTTTGTAAATTATTTTATAGATTATTTAAATAAATATATCGAAGAATATCCTACTTCTAATTTAAAAAAAAATATGATTTCAGAAATATCTGATGTTTGTAACTATGTTTATAACGAATCTATCGAAGATATATCGATGCCCAATGATATAAAAAGTATGATAGGAAAATTATTCGATAGAAATATAGAAATTAATAATAAATCTTATGATTATGATGATTATATTTTAGATGATAAGAATAAACCTAGTTATTTAATCGATTGGGAAAATGAGGTAGAAAACTATAATGAAAATATAACACCTATGGATGTTGATGAAGAAAAAATAACATCTATGGATGTTGATGAAGAAAAAATAACATCTATGGATGTTGATGAACAAGAAAAACCTATGGATGTTGATGAACAAGAAAAACCTATGGATGAGGAACAAGAAGAAACACATATGGATGAGGAACAAGAAGGAAAAATGCCTGCTACTCCTATACGTAAACCAAAAATAAAAAAAAGAACATTTAATTTCCTTCCTTTTAAAGAATCAAAAGTATCAAATGAAACTATAAATGTAAAAAGGAAACCAGAAGAAGAAGTTAATTTTAATACTGAATACAAAAGAACACGATTCGGTCCGATTCATGGTGGAACAAAAAAACGCACTAGAAAAAGAAGGAAAACCAAACGAAAGAAAACATCTCTCCCAAAATCAAAAAAGAAAACTAAAAAAGTAAAGAAAAAACGGAGAAATAAAACAAAAATTAAAAAAGGTGGGAATAAGAAAAAACATAAAAAAAAAGTAAAGAAAAAAAGAAATAAGAAAAATAAGAAGAAAAAGCAACTCTTTGAAATGTCTATTAAAGAATTGAAAGAGTATGTAAAAAACAAAAAATAAATATATAAAAAATACTTAAATGTATAAATATTTTTTATAGAATATGTATACCTGGATATTAATTACAGGTGGAATCTTTTCTTTTTTTGCAGCAATGGGAATAGGAGCAAATGATGCGGCCAACGCATTTGCTACATCAGTTGGATCAAAAGCACTTACTATTAAACAAGCAGTCGTATTAGCCGCTATATTTGAAACAGCAGGTGCAGTTTTAATGGGAAGTCATGTTACAAATACTATACGAAAAGGTATTGCTGATTATAAATGTTTTGAATCGCAACCAGAATTACTAATGTATGGTTGTATGTGGGTCGTATTAGCAGTAGGATTATGGTTATTTTTGGCAAGTAAATATGAAATGCCTGTATCAACTACACATTCTTGCGTAGGAGGTATGATAGGTATGACTATTGCAATAAAAGGGTCACAATGTGTTATTTGGTATAAAGCAATAAATACATTTCCTTATATCGGTGGTGTTAGTGGCATCGTATTATCTTGGTTTATTTCACCAATTTTTTCAGCAATTATTGCTAGTAGTCTTTTTTGGGTTACACGAAAACTTGTATTACGCCATGATTTCAACACAAAACGAATAAATTATATGTATCCATTATTAATAGGTTCAACGGTTACAATAAATACATTTTTTATAATATACAAGGGAGCAAAGGGATTGGGATTAGATAAAACCCCTTTAAATATAGCCTTTGCTATTGCTATTGGTTCAGGTGGATTTATTGCTTTATTAACGATTCCTTTGGTTCCAAAATTAAAAAAGTATATAAATGATTTATACAATAAATCAATAGAAGATAATAATGAAATAGAATTATCTATACAAAGTAAAATTAAAAATAATAAAACAAATCTAAATATTAAAAATGACAATGAATTGGAGAGAATTGTAGATTTACATTCTAAAGCAGAAAAATTTGATGATAAAACGGAAAACGTATTTAAATATCTACAAATATTTACTGCTATATGTGATTCATTTAGTCACGGAGCAAATGATGTAGCAAATGCAATAGGACCATTTGTAACGATATATACTATTTATATGACAAATGATCTTTCTAAAAAAAATGATATGGATGATAGTGCGTATTGGATATTGGGAATGGGAGGTGTTGGTATTGCACTTGGGTTATATTTGTATGGTAAAAAAATAATTGTGGCAATTGGAGAAAAATTAGTTAAAATAACACCATCGCGAGGAGTTTCAATAGAATTAGCGTCAGCATTAGTTATTATAACTGGAAGTCGTTTAAAAATCCCTTTATCTACTACACATTGTCAAGTTGGAGCAACTGTTGGGGTGGGTATGTTAGAAAATGTAAAAACATGTTCAGGAATAAATTGTAAAGTATTTTACAAAACTGCTTTTGGATGGGTGATAACTTGTCTGATTGTTGGAGTCACTACTGGGCTATTTACTTCTTTAGGAGTATATGCTCCCTCAGTGAATGGATGGGCTGGAAATTGTATAAATCAAAATCATACATTATTATAATAAATTGAATTAAAATATTAATAAATTTTTAATTCCATAAACTAACTATGAATAAAACTTGGAAAAGAAATAATAAAGGTAGACTTGAAAAAATAGAAACAACTATTTGTTGTATTGAAAACAATCATGAATTTTACAAATATCATTTATTTAATAATAAATGTAGTAAATGTCATTTAAAAACACTTTCAGAAACGGAAACAGAAAAGTTTATGAAAAACCACGCCACTCATCATTGGAAATATGAAAGATATCCAAAAAAAGATTTACATTGGTATACTACTGATTTACAAGTATCCGATAATAATGGATTTATAAAATTACTAACTTATATGTTAAATGCCACAGATGATTTATTTCATAATGAAAAACACATGGATAATATACTAAAATTAATGTATACATGTAATTATGTGTTTAAAGGTCTTACCTCTAAGCAAGCAACTAATATATATAATGATTGGAAAAATAAACATACAGAAGGATTGTCAAATGTTACAAAAAATAAACTATTAATATGTTTACAACATTTTCTAGGTGGATTAGTAATAGATTGGTGGAATATTACTAATGAACTAGGAGGAGTTGCTTATTGTTACTATGCTAATTGGGGTAAACGCCCTTTGTTATTTGATAACAATCATGAAAAACACCCCATACAAAAACCAATATATAAATATATTAATAGTTTAAATAACACAGAGGAAAAATCTAGATTTGATAGTTGGATTCGTAATGGAACAAGATTTGTTCATATTCCAATAATTTCATAAAATAAGATAATAATAAAATATTTAAATAAAATAAAATAATAATAAGAAACATGAATAAATCTTTTTTTTATAATTTAAAATTAGCTCCAAAACACATGCATATTAAAGATATTTTAGATTATGATATTATAATATTACCACCTACGGGTCCTCAATGTATTTGTACTGCTGGGTTTGAAACAACGTTTATTAAACAATATAACAATCTTAAAAAATCAAATAAACCAATAAAACCAACCACTTTTATATGTAGTTCATTTGGTGGATATAGAACAGTATCATTATTAACATCTATATTTACTGAAAAAGACATAGTATCTCAATTTTATGATCATATAATTGATATGACATATCAAAAAACAGACACTCCTGAAACCTTAGAAATTATGATGTCTAGTCTTAGAAAAAAAATAATAATAGATTCAGCAATTAGTGAAATTATAAAATCAAATGATTTTAAAATTATTATAATTGTTGATAGATTAAAACCAATATATAACTATCTTCATGTTTATATTCAATATATGTTTATGTTTTTTTTAGGATTGGTCAGTATTTTTTTTCCGTTAATTTTACAAGATACGTTATTTGATCGTCTTTGTTTTTATACGGGTAATAACCCAAAAGACATTTTTCCAAATAATTATTTTGAGGAGTATCATAAATTAACAACTAAAAACTTTAATGATGTTTTAAAAGCAAGTTCATGTATACCAGGAATAACAATAGATTCTAATTTTATCAATGATGTAGGAAAAGGAATATATATGGATGGGGGTCTTTCAGATATAAATATTGGATTTAAAATAAATAATAATTATTCAGGATTAATTTTAAACCAGGCGTCTTCATTATACCAAAATTGGTTTCATTTCACAATAAAATATCCACCACTACCGAATGATTTTTATAAAAATTTATCAGTTATTTATCCTAATAAAAACTATATAAAAAATATACCCAATAATAGAATGGCACAAATTAATGATTGGTTTGATAGTAAATATATTGAATCACCAAATAAAAGAAAGAATGATTGGACAAAACAAAAACAATTATCAATAAAACATTTTAATAATGATATTGATAAACAATTTGGTAAAATTAGTTCAGTATTTGATAATAACTTAATTAAATAACTAATATAAAAGTATTTTTATTTCATAATAAATAATGAAACTAGTAGTGGATTATAGAGAAAAAAAACTGATAGGTTTAATTAATTCTATAAAAACAATGAATATTAAATTTAAACCAATAGAAGTTATAGTGGAAAACTTACCTTTATCCGATGTAATTATTAAAGACAATAAAGATAATGAGAAATTATTGATTGAAAGAAAAACTATAAATGATTTAGCTAGTTCTATACAAGATGGTAGATATAATGAACAGTCTTATCGATTAAATAATTGTAGTGTTCATAATCATAATATTATGTATTTAATAGAAGGCAATATTTCAATGTGGAATAATAGATATACAAGAATAAACAGAGATACAATATATAGTGCTATATTTAGTATAATGTATTATAAAGGATTTTCCGTTTTTGTTACATCTACAACAGTAGAAACTGCTGAATTTTTATTAAACACAGCATTAAAAATACATAAAAACGATAAGTCAAACCAAACTAAACATCCATATTATGAAAATGTAGATGTATTATTACCTAATGAAACACAACCTGTTCAAAAAAATAAAGATGGTAAAATAGATATTACATTGAAAGCAGAAGTGGTTGATTCAATTAAAGAAAAAACGGTAGAAAATACACCTAGTTTGAAATATAGTAGATATGTTAAAAGGGAAAAGAAAAGTAATATTACTCCTGAAAATATAGATGTAATTATGTTGAGTCAAATACCAAGTATAAGCGTGGATACAGGAATGCAAATATTGAATAAATATAAAACAATATTTAACCTTATAACCATTTTAACAAATAATGAAAAAGAATTAAATAATTTTATGATTAAAACAAAAACTGGGGAGAGAAAGTTAAATTCTAGAGCAATTACTAACATAAAAAATTATTTAGTTGTAAAGCAATAATGATAATGATGTAGTAATATAAAATTAATTTTTGTCTAATTTTATATTATACTAATAATGTCTGGTTTATTGTTCACATCAGATAATATATATGGTTTAGTAAATCCGCCATCAGATCCAGTAAATGATTTACCTGAGTCACATCAAACGATAGGTTCTGGTGCTGTAAGATGGGATTATTTTTTGGATTTATCAAATAATATAGGAAATAGATTAATAGCAGGTAATAATGTGTCTATTTCAGGAAATACAATATCAGTAGAATTGGGTTCGGGAAGTTCTAGTAGTTCAAATGCTGGTTCTGCTTCAATTAATAATTCAATTGTTTCAACCTCTCAAATAACAAATGTTGATTTATGTAATAATCGGTTTATAGAATTAACATTTGATGAAAATATTAAACATCTAGAAACATATGACTTAGAAAATTTTGAAATTCTAAAAAACTCAACGACAGTAAAATTAGGAGAAATTTATGTAATAGATAACAAAGTAAATATTTCATTGGATTACAGTTCTAATTCAATTACCGATGCTTCTTCAATAACACATATAATAAACCCAAATGATATATCAGGTCAAGTTTATTTTGAATCGTTCAACGATAAACAACATAATGGAAATTATCAATCTAACGGGGTATATGAAAGTGGATTAAGTAATATTGGATATAGTAAAAAAGGAGTATCCGGCGAAGGATTATTTTTTTTAACATCATCAGAAATGCCATCTAATGTAAAAGCAGTTTCGTTTTGGGTAAAAGATTATGAATGTTTACAATCAAATTGGTTTTTTGTGAGTGATATGAGCAGTGTTAATTCTTCTTTGGAATTATTTGTAGATATCTCGAACAATTTATCTGGTTATGGTAATAACTTAAATAAATTATTTATAGATGGAGTTCAATATACTCTTACCCCACACAGTAGTAATTCACCGATAAGTGTATTTGATATAACACCATCATTAAATGCTTCATCTTTTACAGGATGGCACCATATTTATGTTGAATCAAAAAATGCAATGAGTGATTTAGAATTATTATCTAGAAACGGAGAAAATAATAGTTTAGGTTGTTTGGATGAAATTAGATTATACGATAATGCATTAACCGTTACGGAAATATCTGGTTTGGCTATCCAACCAACCTTAAATACATTAACCGATTTATCGAATATGGTAATAAATTATACCAGAGATTCTGGAACAAAAACAAATTTACAAACAATATCAAACGAAGAAATACAAGATTTTATTTATTATTTCAATGGTAGTCGCTATTATTCCAAAGAAAATTTATCTTACTTTAAACGCATTGATTTAAGTTTAAATGAAATTTATTTGGATTTAAATGATTTATCACAAAATGTAAATGTCAGATTACAAGAATTATCTCAGTCGATGACAGAAAGTATACTTCCAATTTTAACAGATATTAGTTTAAATAACGGAACAATTGAAATAAATTTTACAAAGGATATTAGTAATCAAACCACTTATGATGCAAGTAATTTTACAATTATTTATGATGATGTATTACAAAATTATAATGTTATAAATGTTGAAAATGGAAATATAAAATTAAAAAATCTTACAGATTCGGGGGGAGGAACAGCATTGCTTACTGGTGCTAATTCATCATTATTTTCAAATCAAACATATACTGCTTCAACCCAACAATCATCAAGTTCATCAACAGCAACTAAGGCATTTGACGGACAATTAACTGGCCAAGATAGTAATACGTGGAAATCGACAGATAATTTATATGAATCAAGTGGTATTTATATAGGAACGGAAGTAACACAGGGTTATTCTGGTGAATGGTTACAAATAAATATGGGTTCTTCTATAAATACAAAGGTAAATTCGTTTACTATTAAACCACAGCAAAATACTACTTCTAGTATTGTAAATAGTCATCCAAAAGATTTTAAAATGTTTGCTTCCAATAATTCAAGTTCATGGAATGAAATAGCAGATATTTCTGATTTAAGTAATGAAACGTGGTATGTTAATAGTGCTTTTTCAAATTATACAGTTACATTATCAACTCCGGTTGAATATCAATATTGGAGGTTAGTAATATCAAAAACAGTAAATGCAACACAAGTATCTATTGGTGAATTAGAGTTGAATGGGTCTATAATAACAAATAACGCTTCTTCCTTTAATAATATAAATAAATTAGAATTGGCGTATAGAAAAGATAGTGATAAAACTAAAAATTTAGTTGATTTAATTGGTGGTGGAGAAATAAACAACTTTATTTATAAAGGACTTGGACTAACAAATATTAATAAAGAACGTTTTACGGACTTATCAGATGTTAGTGTTAATAATATAATAGAAGGACAATTTTTGAAATTTGATGGAACTTATTTTGTTCCTACAAACGATATTTCAGATATATCTCAAAATCTGGCAAATGTAAATGTTCAATTATCAACATTATTAACAGATGCTCCTGTTACATTAGATACATTGAAAGAAATTGCCGATGTATTGGGTGATCCAACAGACGCTAGTGGAGGTATTGGAACCATATTAAATAAATTAAGTGATATATCAAATGACATTCAAAATCTATCAAATGCATCGAGTGGAGGTATAGGAGATTTGTCCGGTCAAACAACCCAAGCAATTACCGATCTTTCTACAATCATATTTGATAGAATACATACAAGTAACACTAAATTAACCTTTTTTGAAATAATGACTAGACAACCATCTGCTTTTTCTAGTAGTGGAGAAGTAGTCGCAAGTGCTGGTGATATTGAAATTAATTGGACATATGATAATATATTGGCAAATTCAACAAACACTACACTAGCTAAATTAGCTTTTCAAAACACATTAAAAAATAAAAATATACCTTTTATTGATAATATTACATTGGAAATTTCAGGAAATGTAAATACTGGTAATTCGTCATATGATAATGATACAAATTCATGGATTACATTTACAACTGGTATATGGCCTAAAACATTTTCTAATACAGAAGATTACAATACTTCTTCCTATAAAACATTAACGATAAATAAAATCAATCAATCACAAGCAAATTCAAATGCTGTTAATAATATTTTAAGTAAAACAGATCCATTTGATGTTAGAATATATGGAACTAATTATGCTGAAAATGTTCCAACTATCAATGATCGTTCACTTTACTTTAATGATTTATCTTTTGTAACTGCTTTGGCACCTTCTACTCCACAATTTGCTTCACAAAACACCGTTACCGACGGTACAATAAAGTTAACATTTAATTATTATGTAACTCAAACGGAATTAAATTCTCCAAATTCAAATGGTGTTTTAATTGACGCTTCCAATACATATTTTGATTTTGAAACTACATCATCGAGTGTATCAGGTTCAGCTATAACCAATTCAAATATACAAACAAATACTAGTATATCTAATGTAGCCAAAAATACAAACTACCCTATCGTAATAAGTAATTTAAGAGCAGGGACAAAATATCGATTTGTAACAGCAGCTAGAAATAATTTAACATCAACTACATCTTATTCACCATCATCATCTATTATTACATCAACTTTTACAAGACTACCATCGAGTACGGGTTCGACACCTGCATCTAGTTGGTTTACCGTATCGACATATGCATATAGAATATCAACGCCTACTGGTGGGTCATGGAGTGGTGATAATTTAAATAATTCAAGTGTTAGATATTTAAATAAATCAGATAATGATTATTTACAACTATTAAATTCTACCAGAACATTTGAAATATCTCTCCCATATTCTTCTACACAACAAAATACACAAGTTGGTTATGGCAAATATATAGATAATAGCGGTTCTTTAACTGAAATTTCATTTTCAATAGATGGAAGTGAAAAACAAGAATTAACTTATGGAGGGTTTGGTATAAGTCCTTTAAGAATTAATAAAAATAGTAATACGGTTAATTATTTTTCATCTCCAACCACAAGTGACCCTCACACAGATAATCGAACCAAAGGATTTAGATTAAATGGCTCTTTTTCTCTTGAAGATATATTACATTCCAATATTGGAATACCATCAACATCCGGTTATTCATTGAATTATACATTTGTTAAACATAGTGATGTGGGTGGAAATAATATTTCTTCTACATTTAAGGTATATATTGATGAATTAAATGGTAATCCAACAATTACTGTTGATGGAACGGAAACATATGTTTCAACAATATCATATTGTATGGGAATTCCAAGTGTTCAATATTTTGATTTATCTTTTAATAGAACATATAGTAATGTAAATTCTCAATACCAATATGTAAGATATCATACATCTTCTCCTGCTGGAATAACAGTTGGACTTATAAACTCTGTATCAAAAACAAATAGAAGTTCAACAAATTATGCTGGTAAAATTAACATTGGTAGAACAGATATAGTAACAAATGGTATATATCAATTTAATAGCACTGAAATTGATAGTAATACATCAAACCGTTTTAAAGATATATATTTTACACAAAGTATTGGTACACCTACAAACGGAAATCAATCACCATCCGATTCAATTAGTATAAATGAAAAGTCTTTTAATTTAAATGGAGAAGCTTCAATAAATACAACACAATCAATAACATATTATTGTGATTATTCTAGTTTTAATAAAAGTAGTTCAAGAATAACCACACCAATTGTTTCAATTACAAATTTGGGAGAGATAGCAAATATGGCTGTATTTAATACTCAACTAAACACAATTGCTATTACTGATATAACAAGTCATGAAAATGTTGTTAATGATTGGACATTATTATTTATAAATGGAAGATTTAGAAGTAATACTTCACAACCATATCCAAATGTTTCTGGATATACATGGACAAAACCACCAGGGGAAGGTAGTTTTTCAACACCATTAACATACAACTCTGGTAGCACTGCATATTATTTAAATGGATCAACCACGGGTTCTGGAAATAAATATAAATGGATTGCTTTTAAATTTACAGAAGCAAATGCTACCACGACAACGGTTTCAGGTATTCAATATACTTATTTAAATATTTACAATCTTCTCTCCCAAAATTACTATTTTACCTCCACAATATTAGGTTATTTAAAAAATTCTTCAAATAATAATGTAGTAGGATTTATTCAACAATCTTATAATAGTGTTTATAGAATAGGTAATTTATCAAGAGGATATAGTCCAAGTGCTATATGGTATAGTCAAAATGCTGCAATATCTTTTAATACAATATTTGAAGGAGCAGATAAATCCAATTATGGATGTGTTTTTGAACAAGATGAAGATGCTTGGGGACCGATTTTAGATACAACAAATGGTGCAACAAATATAATTATTTATATAGGATTTAATAATGATGTTTCTTTATAACAAGTTTTAAAATTCGTAATAACCAATTAATATATATATAATGTGAATTATATATATATCGATGTCGGATACATCCGCGTTAGATATAAAGGAAAGAGTGGACTTTTTGTTCAAAAATTTTTTGGGATTTCCCAATACAGACGAAACAAAGCCTTATTTTAATGAAACAAATGTTAAGGCAAATAACTACGTTTTAGGTGAAGATATATTTATTAGTAACATACCGATCGACCCCAGTTTTAACATATCTAAAACTAGTGCACAAACACAATTAACAAATAGCGACTTTAACAGTTATAGCGCTACAGATTCAATAAAAGAAGATACAACCCAAACAATACGAACATATGTGAAATTAAAATTAGAACCTGTTCCTGGTAGTAGTGAAAAATCATATTATAAATTAGACAGTAGTGGTAACAATGTATTAAGTGATTCAATACAGTTTAATAAAAATCAACAAGGGAGTAATTCACCTTATTTATATAAACTTTTCCCTTCGTCAGGAGTAGGCGATAATGAACAAATACCTAGTACATCAACAGGAGGAAATTGGATTTTTGATATTAAAAATGGTATAATCAATTTCCCCGATACACCAACAGCAACAGTAAACACAAGTAATCCCCCTTATCTTACATTTTATAAATATATAGGAAAAAAAGGGATAAGTAACATAACAAATGATTTAAGTCAATTAAATACGGATAATAGTTCTGTGGTAGCAGATTTATCAAGTATTATTCATGAAAAAATATCAATAGAAATAAGAGATTTATCGAGTGATTCAGTAAGAGATATTTCAGACCTTTCTTCAATAATATTAAATATTATCTCTCAAGAAATAGCCGATTTAAGTAGTGAAACAGTAAGAGATATATCAGACTTATCATCAATCGTATTTAATACATTAAGCACTGAAATATCAGACTTAAGCAGCGATACAACTCATGAAATTAGTGTAACAAAATCATTAACAAGTTATGAAATATCAGACTTATCGTCAATAGTATTCAATACGTTAAGCACTGAAATATCAGACATAAGCAGCGATACAACTCATGAAATTAGTGTAACAAAATCATTAACAAGTTATGAAATATCAGACTTATCGTCAATAGTATTTAATACGTTAAGCACGGAAATATCAGACTTAAGCAGCGATACAACACATGAAATTAGTGTAACAAAATCATTAACAAGTTATGAAATATCAGACTTATCATCAATCGTATTTAATACGTTAAGCACGGAAATAAGTGATTTAAGCAGTGATACAAGCAGAGAAATTAGTGTTTTAAGAGCAGAAAAAGGAACCGACTTAGAAGATCTTTCATCTATTGTATTTAATACTTTAAATATAGAAATTTCTGATTTAAGCAGTGAAACAACACGTGATTTATTAGATCTCAGTAATATACTACATTCGCGTATTTATAATGATATTTCAGATGTGATTGGTGGAGCAGGTGAATCATTAGATACATTAAGAGAACTTGAATTATTTGTCACTGATTTAAGTGACGCTACGGTAACATCACTTGTATCAACAGTTGCTGATTTATCTGGAAGAGAAACAACTCATTATACTCAATTATCAAATGAATTAGTAAATGAAATAAGTGATTTAAGTAGTGAATCACTTAGAGAAATATCTGATTTATCATCTATTGTATTTAATACTTTGAGCACAGAAATAAGTGATTTAAGTAGTGATACTTCTCGCGAAATTAGTATTTTAAAAGCTGAAAAAGAAACTGAATTAACCGACCTTTCTTCTATTGTATTTAATACCCTAAGCACAGAAATAAGTGATTTAAGTAGCGATACAAGCAGAGAAATAAGTGTAACAAAATCATTGACTAGTGTTGAAATAGAAGATCTTTCTTCTATTGTATTTAATACCCTAAGCACAGAAATATCAGATTTAAGTAGTGATACTTCACGTGAAATAAGTGTAACAAAATCATTAACGTCATCAGAAATTTCAGATTTATCATCTATTGTATTTAATACCCTAAGCACAGAAATAAGTGATTTAAGCAGTGATACAAGCAGAGAAATTAGTGTTTTAAGAGCAGAAAAAGGTTCCGACTTAGAAGACCTTTCATCCATAGTATTTAATACCCTAAGCACCGAGATAAGTGATTTAAGCAGTGATACATCACGTGAAATAAGTGTAGTCAAATCATTAACTTCATACGAGATTACGGATTTATCAAGTTATATTTCAAGTGAATTAAGTAGAGAGATTAGTGATTTAAGTAGCGAATCTCTTAGGGAAGTATCAGATTTATCATCAATAGTATTTAATACGTTAAGCACTGAAATAAGTGATTTAAGTAGTGATACTTCCATAGAAATAGCAGATTTATCATCAATCGTATTTAATACCCTAAGCACAGAAATAAGTGATTTAAGTAGTGATACAAGTAGAGAGATTAGTATAGCAAAATCATTAACATCATCAGAAATAACGGATTTATCATCAGTAGCGTTTGATATTTTACAATATACAAGTATTTGGCATTTAGGAGCAAATGGTTCTTCTGCTTATACATTTACAGGACCAGGTAATTTAAGTAACTCAGCAAATCCTACGTTATATTTAACAAGAGGTGAAAATTATAGGTTTGACAATCGTTCGGGCGGACATCCGTTTCGTATACAAAGTACAGAAGGAACATCTGGAACTGCTTACAATGATGGTGTAACAAATAATAGCGGAGGAAATAATACAAATATAATATTTGATGTTCCTTTTAATGCACCTTCTACATTGTATTATCAATGTACCATGCATGGTTCAATGCAGGGAACTATTATTATAAATGATAAGAAAAATGAAGAAGATATAGCAGATTTATCATCAATCGTATTTAATACCCTAAGCACAGAAATAAGTGATTTAAGTAGTGATACAAGCAGAGAAATTAGTGTTTTAAGAGCAGAAAAAGTATCAGACTTAGAAGACCTTTCATCCATAGTATTTAATACTTTAAGCACAGAAATAAGTGATTTAAGTAGTGATACAAGCAGAGAAATTAGTGTAACAAAATCATTAACATCATCAGAAATAACTGATTTATCATCAGTAGCGTTTGATATTTTACAGTATACAAGTATTTGGCAATTAGGAGCAAATGGTTCTTCTGATTATACATTTACAGGACCAGGTAATTTAAGTAACTCAGCAAATCCTACGTTATATTTAACAAGAGGTGAAAATTATAGATTTGACAATCGATCAGGCGGACATCCGTTTCGTATACAAAGTACAGAAGGAACATCTGGAACTGCTTATAATGATGGAGTAACTAACAATAGTGGAGGAAATAATACAAACATAATATTTGATGTTCCTTTTAATGCACCTTCTACATTGTATTATCAATGTACCATGCATGGTTCAATGCAAGGAACCATTATTATAAATGATAAGAAAAATGAAGAAGATATAGCTGATTTATCATCAATAGTATTTAATACCCTAAGCACCGAAATTTCAGATTTAAGTAGTGATACTAGTATAGAAATAAGTGTCGTAAAATCATTAACATCATATGAAATTTCAGATTTATCGTCTATTGTATTTAATACACTAAGTACAGAAATAAGTGATTTAAGTAGTGATACTTCGATAGAAATTAGTGTTGTGAAATCATTAACGTCTTATGAAATAACAGATTTATCAAGTTATACTTCCAGCGAGTTATCCGTTCAAATAGCTGCTGCTAATTCCACAATCAATAGTGAGATTTCGGATTTATCTTCCATTGCTTTTAATACAATTAGTGTAGAAATAAGCGATTTAAGTAGTGATACATCCCGTGAAATCAGTGTAGTAAAATCATTAACATCATATGAAATAACAGATTTATCAAGTTATACTTCCAGTGAATTGTCACGTGAAATCAGTGATTTAAGTAGTGAATCTCTTAGAGAAGTATCAGATTTATCCTCTATTGTATTTAATACCCTAAGCACAGAAATAAGTGATTTAAGTAGTGATACATCACGTGAAATAAGTGTAGTCAAATCATTAACGTCATACGAGATTACAGATTTATCAAGTTATACTTCCAGTGAATTATCAAGAGAAATAAGTGAGGTAAGAGCTGAAAAAGGAACCGAATTAGCAGATCTTTCATCATTAACATTTCACACTTTAAGCACAGAGATTAGCGATTTAAGTAGTGATACTAGTCGAGAAATATCTACTACAAAATCAACGTTAATATCAACAATTAATATAGAAGTATCTACATTAAGTAGTGAAACAGTAAGAGATATAGTTGATTTAAGTAATGTACTTCATTCTAGAATTTTCCATGATATTTCAGATGTGATTGGTGGAGCAGGTGAATCATTAGATACATTAAGAGAACTGGAATTATTTGTCACTGATTTAAGTGACGCGACAGTAACATCTCTTATATCTAGTCTTGCTGATTTATCTGGAAGAGAAACAACACATTTTACACAATTATCAACTGAATTATCAAATGAAATAAGTGATTTAAGTAGTGAAACACTTAGAGAAGTATCGGATTTATCCTCTATCGTATTTAATACCCTAAGCACTGAAATAAGTGATTTAAGCAGTGATACATCACGTGAAATAAGTGTAACCAAATCATTAACATCATATGAAATAACAGATTTATCTGGTTATACTTCTAGTGAATTGTCAAGAGAAATTAGCGAAGTAAGAGATGAAAAAGGAACCGAATTAGCTGACCTTTCGTCTATTGTATTTAATACCCTAAGTACAGAAATCAGCGATTTAAGCAGTGATACATCACGTGAAATAGTAGATTTATCAAGTTATACATCGTCAGAATTATCACGTGAAATTAGCGATTTAAGCAGCGAATCTCTTAGAGAAGTATCTGATTTATCTTCTATTGTATTTAATACACTAAGCACAGAAATCAGCGATTTAAGTAGTGATACTAGTAGAGAAATCAGTGTAATGAAATCATTAACTTCATCTGAAATTACAGATTTATCAAGTTATACTTCCAGTGAATTATCACGTGAAATCAGTGATTTAAGTAGCGAATCTCTTAGAGAAGTATCTGATTTATCTTCTATTGTATTTAATACATTAAGCACAGAAATCAGCGATTTAAGTAGTGATACTAGTAGAGAAATCAGTGTAATGAAATCATTAACTTCATCTGAAATTACAGATTTATCAAGTTATACTTCCAGTGAATTATCACGTGAAATTAGCGATTTAAGCAGCGAATCTCTTAGAGAAGTATCTGATTTATCGTCTATTGTATTTAATACACTAAGCACAGAAATCAGCGATTTAAGTAGTGATACTAGTAGAGAAATTAGTGTGGTGAAATCGTTAACCTCATATGAAATTACAGATTTATCAAGTTACACTTCTAGCGAGTTATCCGTTCAAATAGCAGCAGCAAATTCCACAATTAATAATGAAATATCTGATTTATCATCTATTGCGTTTAATACCATTAGTGTAGAAATTAGTGATCTAAGTAGTGATACAAGTAGAGAAATTAGTGTAGTTAAATCATTGACTTCATACGAGATTACGGATTTATCAAGTTATACATCGTCCGAATTATCACGTGAAATCAGTGATTTAAGTAGTGAATCACTTAGAGAAATATCCGATTTATCTTCTATTGTATTTAATACCCTAAGCACCGAAATATCGGATTTAAGTAGTGATACAAGTAGAGAAATTAGTGTTGTGAAATCATTAACATCATATGAAATTACAGATTTATCAAGTTATACATCGTCCGAATTATCGCGAGAAATCAGCGATTTAAGTAGTGAATCTCTTAGAGAAGTATCTGATTTATCTTCTATTGTATTTAATACCCTAAGCACGGAAATCAGTGATTTAAGTAGTGATACTAGTAGAGAAATTAGTGTAATGAAATCTTTAACATCATACGAGATTACAGATTTATCAAGTTATACTTCCAGTGAGTTATCAGTTCAGATAGCTGCTGCTAATTCCACAATTAATAGCGAAATTTCAGATTTATCTTCCATTGCTTTTAATACAATTAGTGTAGAAATCAGTGATTTAAGCAGTGATACATCACGTGAAATAAGTGTAGTGAAATCATTAACTTCATACGAGATTACAGATTTATCAAGTTATACTTCTGGTGAATTAAGTAGAGAAATTAGTGATTTAAGTAATGTTACTGGTTTAGAAATATCTACAACAAAATCTACGTTGGTTTCAACCATTTCCACAGAAATTTCTACGTTAAGTAGTGAAAATGTAAGAGATATTATTGATTTAAGTAATATACTTCATTCACGTATTTATCATGATATTTCTGATGTTATCGGCGGAGCAGGTGAATCATTAGATACATTAAGAGAATTAGAATTATTTGTTACTGATTTAAGTGATGCAACAGTAACTTCTTTGGTATCAACAGTTGCTGATTTATCTGGAAGAGAAACAACACATTATACTTCATTGTCTACTATAATTGTTAATAATAATGATACAACAAATACTACAATATCAGATCTATCATCATTGACATTTAATACAATTAGTGTAGAAATTAGTGATTTAAGTAGTGATACTAGTAGAGAAATTAGTGTAGTAAAATCATTAACATCATATGAAATTACAGATTTATCAAGTTACACTTCTAGCGAGTTATCAGTTCAAATAGCTGCTGCAAATTCCACAATTAACAGTGAAATTTCAGATTTATCATCTATTGCGTTTAATACTATTAGCGTTGAAATCAGTGATTTAAGTAGTGATACTAGTAGAGAAATTAGTGTGGTCAAATCATTGACATCATATGAAATATCTGATTTATCAAGTTATACTTCAAGTGAATTGTCACGTGAAATCAGTGATTTAAGTAGTGAATCTCTTAGAGAAGTATCTGATTTATCTTCTATTGTATTTAATACCCTAAGCACAGAAATAAGTGATTTAAGTAGTGATACTTCAAGAGAAATAAGTGTTACCAAATCATTAACCTCATATGAAATATCTGATTTATCAAGTTATACTTCAAGTGAATTGTCACGTGAAATAAGCGATTTAAGTAGTGAATCTCTTAGAGAAGTATCCGATTTATCTTCTATTGTATTTAATACCCTAAGCACGGAAATCAGTGATTTAAGCAGCGATACTTCAAGAGAAATTAGTGTTGTGAAATCATTAACATCATATGAAATTACAGATTTATCTAGTTATACTTCAAGTGAGTTATCCGTTCAAATAGCTGCTGCTAATTCCACAATTAATAGTGAAATTTCAGATTTATCTTCTATTGCGTTTAATACTATTAGTGTAGAAATATCAGATTTAAGTAGCGATACAAGTAGAGAAATAAGTGTAGTAAAATCATTAACTTCATATGAAATTACAGATTTGTCTAGTTATACTTCAAGTGAATTATCTCGTGAAATCAGTGATTTAAGTAGTGAATGTCTTAGAGAAGTATCTGATTTATCCTCTATTGTATTTAATACCCTAAGCACTGAAATAAGTGATTTAAGTAGTGATACATCCCGTGAAATTAGTGTAGTAAAATCATTAACATCATATGAAATATCTGATTTATCAAGTTATACTTCTGGTGAATTATCACGTGAAATCAGTGATTTAAGTAGTGAATCTCTTAGAGAAGTATCTGATTTATCTTCTATTGTATTTAATACCCTAAGCACTGAAATCAGTGATCTAAGTAGTGATACATCCCGTGAAATTAGTGTAACAAAATCATTAACCAGTTATGAAATTACAGATTTATCTAGTTATACATCTAGTGAATTATCGGTTCAAATAGCAGCAGCAAATTCCACAATTAATAGCGAAATATCAGATTTATCTTCGATTGCGTTTAATACAATTAGCGTTGAAATAAGTGATTTAAGCAGCGATACTTCACGTGAGATTAGTGTACTTAAATCATTAACTTCATATGAAATAACAGATTTGTCTAGTTATACTTCAAGTGAATTGTCACGTGAAATAAGCGATTTAAGTAGTGAATCTCTTAGAGAAGTATCCGATTTATCCTCTATTGTATTTAATACGTTAAGCACTGAAATATCTGATTTAAGTAGTGATACTAGTAGAGAATTTTCTACAACAAAATCTACCTTGGTTTCAACAATTTCTACTGAAATTTCTACATTAAGTAGTGAAAATGTAAGAGATATTACTGATTTAAGTAATATTCTCCACTCACGTATTTATCA